CAGATTATTGATACTTTCACTACTGCTCTAGTAGAACTTAACACCTGATTCTTATTTAATTAAAATGTCAACACGCTCTCGCATTGGTATTCAACTCAAGAATGAGTCTGTTCTTTCTGTTTATCATCACTGGGATGGTTATCCTGAATGGTTAGGAAGGATTCTAAAAACTCACTATAACACCAGAGATAAAGTTGTAGAGTTAATTGATGGTGGTGATATGAGTTCTTGCTGGACTGAAGATCGTTGGGACAGTGAAACTAAAGCACAAGAGTATGGTCCTCAATACTATTCACAAAGAGGAGAAGATTGTCCTCCACGACACGATGATACTCTGAATGAGTATTTGTCTAATGGTGAAGAGTACGCTTATCTTTATACTCGCAAAGGTGAATGGATTTGCTACAAACCTTATGATTATGAGATGAAAGAACCTGTGTTGGTAGATATTCCTGATAGTGCTCTTGCAATTTAAGTATTAAAATAAATGTATTAAAAAATATAGTTTAATGTTTTGTAATGCTGATAATTATATCATAGAAGTGTTATATTATTATGTTAAAGACCTTATAAATGATCTCTAAATCCTTCTAGTTATTATGTTTTAAAGACCTTATAAATGATCTCTAAATCCTTCTAGTTCTTGTTGTATAAGCCCGCAGTATACCATAAGACTCAAAAAAAGTCAAGCACTTTATAGGCGCTCCTAGGACTGGCATAAGACACTATTGACAAGAATCTGTCAATACTTATAGACAATAAGACCCTGAAGACTCATATATCTTATGAGTCTCGGGGGTTTTTTGCTAGTTACTCGTAAGACTCATAGGACTCAAACCACTTCAAGAACTGGCACATCTTATGTTGAGTCTCACCGATTTGCGTGTAGACTTATAGGGTGGGCGGCAGAGGGAATATAATAGAATGCCAATAACTTATAAGAATTGCGCAGGCGTCAAAGGTTTCCTATAGGGGAAAGTGATGATTTTCCACAATAAAGTTTTCCACAGGTTTATAAAGTTTTATAGTATTTGCAAGGGTTTATAAGAATTGCCCTGTGGAAAACTATTGCAAACCTGTGGAAAAACCTGTGGAAAACTTATAAGATTGTGGAATTCGTTATGTGTAAGAGACTTATATAAGTGTCGAATGACGAATCAATCACTCTTATCTTATACTATTCGTTAACTCTTCGAGTATTGAACTATGAAGCATTCGTTCATTATAAACACCCTAGGAGTTCGTCCTATATTGTCCTCCAGGCGCACAATCATTCGTTATACATAAGCACCATACAATTCGTTATAGCATCTTATACCCTACCAATAGTTTATATTTCATACCCCCCATATAGTTTGCATTTCTAATGCGCCTGTGCTATACTATTCGTTGTACACAGTTCTAGACAGTAACTTGTACGTCCACTGTGTATAAGCATCACATCACACAGTTTCATACTCCTTCGTTCAAACAGTTCTTTATATAATCTCCTCGTCCTCACAGTTTCTTATACCCCCCCAATAGTTTATAATATTAACACTCTTTATAAGTATAAAGAATACAACATTCGTTGTAATTAGTATACCCTCCCAATACATTCTTTATTCTTTATAGTTTGTTAGTTATAATAACTATTCGTGATTCTTCATGTATTATAATTATTCGTGCTTGTTTAATTCTAATAGACAGTTATTTGCGTTTGATGGTGTTAATTATTATAAACCGATGCCCCCCCTTATATAAAATCAAAGGGTCCCTGTAAGCTATACCGATCCGAAAGAGACCGAGAGATTGTATGAGAATTAAAAAATTTTCCGGCAAAATTTTTGTGGCCCACAAGGTTCTCGGATAAAAGAAAAATTAAATATATAAAAGAAAACTCACAAAGGATATGAATTACGAATTTGATGATTATGAAAGAGACGTGTTAATTGACACAATTCAACATAGACTAGACAGTGATAAAATTTTAGTTATCAATGATAGTTTAAGACAAGATGTTGAGGATCTTTTAAGAAAGATAGAAGATTTATGAATACTTACAATATCCAAGTAAATGGGATAGAAGTAATAGCACAAGTAAAGCAAGAAGAACTTCAGAAAAATTTAAACGTTGTCAGAGGTCTTGTATGGACCTCTGGCGGAAGCGACAAGGATATTGAAGTAATTCTAAATACTTCTGAAAACCCCTTGCAATGATTGATTTGCAGTGGTATAATACTTACGTTGGAATTTATTTTATATGGCAAAAGGATTTACAGTAAAAGCAAAAACACCTTCTCCTTCTGAAAATGGAGATGATTTCGACATACAAAAAGCGCGTGAAATGATTCAAGGTAAAACAATAGTATTTTGTTTACCTGGACGTGGATGTTCATACATTTTCCTGAAGAGTTTTGTTCAATTATGTTTTGATCTTGTACAAAGTGGTGCAAGTATTCAAATTTCACAAGACTACAGTTCAATGGTAAACTTTGCACGATGCAAAGTACTTGGTGCGAATGTTCTCAGAGGACCAAGGCAAAAACCTTGGGATGGCAAACTAAATTATGATTATCAACTCTGGATTGATAACGACATTGTGTTTGATACTGAGAAGTTCTATCGTCTGGTAGCAATGGACAAAGATATTGCTGCTGGTTGGTATTGCACTGAAGATGGTCACACCACATCAGTTGCACATTGGTTAGATGAAGAAGATTTCCGAGGAAATGGTGGTGTAATGAATCACGAAACCTTGGAGACTATGAGCAAGCGTCGTAAACCATTTACAGTAGATTATACTGGTTTTGGTTGGGTCTTGATTAAGAATGGAGTCTTTGAAAGTCTCGAATATCCTTGGTTTGCTCCAAAGATGCAACAATTTGAATCTGGTGAAGTGCAGGATATGTGCGGTGAGGATGTCTCATTCTGTCTAGATGCAAAAGATCTAGGATATGAAATTTGGTGTGATCCAAAGATTCGAGTTGGGCACGAAAAAACTCGTATCATTTGATTTTCTTAAAGGCACTTATTGAGTGCCTTTTTAAACTTATAAAACCGTTTTTTAGAGGATGTAAAAATTATGGCAGCAAAAAACCGTAAAGAAATGAAGGTTGAGAGTGTTCCCAAACTTACTCGCCAAGGAAGCAGCAAGAATACTAAACATTCAGCGACAAGTCGCAATAAAGCAACTAAAAAGTACAGAGGACAAGGTAGGTAATTTATGTACCATTTGGACGTTAATGATGAATGGAGTGCAATTCATCCTAACGACCTATGGATTTACAATAAATTACAATTAAGTCGGGTTTTAGGGTATCAATGTGGTCCAATTGGGACCACTGTTCCTAAACCCGACTTTTATATTGTTCGACCATCCATTAATTTTCTTGGAATGGGGCGCTTTGCTGAAATTTTATGGATAGAAAATGTTACAGATCACCTTTATCCGTCAAATTTTTGGTGTGAAGTGTTTAAGGGCGAGCATTTAAGTGTTGATTTTCACTATCAAGAGGCAAAATTAGTAGTAAGAGGCATAAAAGACGACAATTATCCTCTTTATAAGTGGCAAAAATGGGAGAAAATTGATAGGAAAATCGGATTTCCTCCGATTTTGTCTAATTTATCAGGCAATTATGACTGGATTAACTGCGAATTCATTGATGGAAACTTAATTGAAGTGCATATTAGGCAAAATCCTGACTTTAGATATAATAATGATATTGCAATTCCAGTTTGGGATGATAATGATCAAGAAAAATCCCAAAATTTAAGGTATATAAAGGATTCTGACTACAAAAGAAAGGGATTTTACATCAAATAAATAACTTTTTTGCTATAAATTGGGGGTATATGGAGATTGGAAAAATTTTCAATGGGAAATCATCTTCTTTTGGAAGTTTATAATGTTGAATATAGTCTTCTAAATGATGGTATTTCCATTCAGGAAGCAATGGAAACAGGAGTAGAACGGGCAGGAATGACGATTTTGAATATATACCAACATTGCTTTATTCCACAGGGTGTCACGATTGTAATGGCGCTATCTGAAAGTCATGTTTCTTGTCATACTTGGCCAGAAGAAGGATGTATCGCAATCGATGTTTACACATGTGGTCCAGGAAATCCTAAATTAATTGCTCTTGAGATGCTTAAATACTTAAATTCGGATAATTATACATTGAGGCACATTTTACGTTAAATATTTGATAGGAGATAGCAACCTCCTTCCAAAAAAAAGTTCTGTTTTTTATAAAACAGGAGCTAAAATGTCCAATTTACCAGTAGATAGAGACAAAAACTACATGTATAACATGTGGGGAACTACAAAATTGATTACTGATTATCAAAATGACCCCCAAAAAAGAGTTATTCAAGAGATTATGCACGACAGTGCCCCAAAACATAACTTAAAAGTACAAACAGAGTTACATGAACGTATTCGCAATGATGAGGATTATGATGATTGGGAATACGGAACAGAACCTAGTTATGGGAAGTTCATTTAAAACTCTTATAGATATATTAAATACTTAAAATATGAATGGCACTCAATATTTCCAGGAGTTTTAAGGACATTAGTTTGTCTTTTTCTAGACATCCTGTAACAAATGATATCATTCCCATTAAAAATGAAGACGCCATTAAGAGGTCTGTTATAAATTTAGTGAGAACTCGTGTTGGAGAGAGATTTTTCAATTCCTTAATTGGTACATCAGTTGAAGATTCTCTCTTCGAAAATCAAGATGAGTCGCAAGCGATATTCATAAGAGAACAAATTGAAACTACTCTTAAAAATTTTGAGCCAAGAATACGTGTAAGAAATGTTATTGTTGAATTTCCTTTAGATACTAATGAAATGAATGTTAAAATTGATTATGACATTGTTGGTTTGGGATTTCCCTCACAAAATATAGAGTTTTTACTACTACCATCTAGAGTATAATGTCTTTCAATCAGTTTACAAATTTAGACTTTGCCGATTTAAGATCTCAAATAAAGGATTATTTGAGATCTAATAGTAATTTTACTGATTTTGATTTTGAGGGATCTAATTTTTCAACATTAATTGATATTTTAGCGTATAATAGCTATATAACTGCCTATAATACCAATATGGCAGTCAATGAATCATTTCTTGACAGTGCAACCTTAAGAGAGAATGTAGTATCGCTTGCAAGAAATATAGGATATGTTCCTAGATCAAAGAGAGCAGCAAGAGCAAAAATTAATTTTAGTGTTAATTTGGGAACAAGAGAATCAAGATCTGTAATCTTACAATCAGGAATAGTTGCTCTTGGCGCTGTAGAGGGTGGAAATTATATATTTTCTTTACCAGAAAGTAAAACAGCACCAGTCAATGATGCAAATATTGCAATATTTGATGGTGTTGAAGTGTATGAAGGATCATTTTTAATAAAAAATTTCATAGTTGATAATTCACAATTAAATCAAAAATTTATATTACCAAATCCAAATATAGACACATCCACAATTAGGGTTTTTGTAACAAATACAGTTACAGAAGAATATAAATTATATTCAAATATTTTTGAGTTAAAAAAAGATTCTAAAATATTTTTAATTCAAGAATCAACTGATGAAAAATATGAAATTATATTTGGTGATGATATTATTGGTAAAAAACCATTAGATGGATCATCAATAACAGTAACATATATTGTCACAAATGGAAAAGATGCAGAAGGAGCAAATAACTTTACATTTTCTGGGGTATTAAAAGATAATAATAATGAAATTGTTACATCTGGAATTTCTGCACTGACAACAATACAGAAAGCAGAAAATGGTGATGATATTGAAAGTATAGACTCTATTAAATACCTTGCTCCAAGAGTTTATGCATCTCAATATAGAGCAGTTACTGCAAATGATTATAAAGGTATTATTCCTTATATCTTTCCTAATGTAGAATCTGTAATTGCATATGGTGGAGATGAATTGGATCCACCAGAATATGGAAAAGTTTTTATATCTATTAAACCAAGAAGAGGAAAATATATTTCACAATTAACAAAAGAATCAATAAAAAAAGAATTAAGACAGTATTCTGTAGCTGGCATTAAACCGGAAATTATTGATTTGAAGTACCTTTTTATTGAACTTGATGTAAATGTCTATTATAACAAGAGTACAACATCTGATGTAGCAGTTCTTCAAGGAAGTGTAATCAATACAATAGAATCATATTCAAGTTCTTATGACATTAATAATTTTGGAGGAAGATTTAAATACAGTAGAATAGTATCCTTAATTGATAATACCAGTGATTCTATAACTTCAAACATAACTAAAGTTAAAATTAGAAGAGATCTGCAGCCAGAGTTTGGCAGACTTGCAACATATGAAATTTGTTTTGGTAATAAATTTCATATTAAAAAGAATAATTTAAGTGATGGTAGAGGGTATAACATAAAGTCATCAGGATTTACAATTGAGAATATAAATGGAACGTTGTATATGAGTGATGTTCCTATAGATGAAACTAATGGAAGTATTTTCTTCTTTAGACTGGAAAATAATGTACCATCTATTGTAAAAAATACTGCCGGAAGAGTAAACTATGAAAAAGGGGAAATTATTTTAGATGTAGTTAATATTACAAGTTCTATAAATCCAGAGGGTATACAAATACAAGCAGTTCCAGAATCAAATGATGTAATTGCATTGAAAGATATATATTTGGAATTAAGCACTCAAAATACTGTGGTAAATATGTTAGAGGA